TGCTTGTTGGGAGATTTGTGTTGAAACTATTTGTTCCAGTCCAAGCATTTGTTGCTGCTAAGAAATTACTCCTTTCAATAGAAATTACAGTATCTACATAAGTATTAGTAATTATAGTGCCTGGAGGAAAAGGTCCTCCAGTAACTGTGCTTGTTGGTAATACTGTATTGAATGATTTTGCTCCAGTGATATTTTGTGCTGAAGTTAAATCTACATAGTTCGCTCCCGCCGTGGTGATCGCATTGGTAACAAATTGTGTATTGGCGATATTTGTTGTATTATCTCCCGGTGCCATGGTAGGTGCAGTCCCGCTTCCAGTAATAGTAATATCATTCACAATAATATTATTAGCAGTTGTGCTGTCAGTATCAATATTGTTTAGACCATCAAGGGTAGGTTGAAATCCGTAATTTGAAGACATTATAAAATAGCAGTATATTTTATAAGTCAGTTTAAAGCTCCTGTAAATTGAGACAGACGATGTATTTCAAATTGGTATTGATTGTGGCGTCATCGGATGCATTGAATGTACCAACGCCCGATTCAATAAGATTGATGTTTATTTTACATACACTCAGTAAGTCATTAATAAATACAGGATCATTATCATTTGGTGTAGCTGCGAAATAAGCTGGGATGTTGAATGGCGAGGCGGCAGCCACGTTGGTGTAATAACCCACACCTTCGTTTTTCACATGTACAACACCGGCAGGGACACGGATAGCATTGTATTGATACATGGTGGGTGTCCCTTTTCCTAAATCAATATGGAGCTTGAATGTCTTCTGGGTTGAAAGACCGGTAGCGGCCATGTCGGCCTGTGTAGGAGAGCGACTCAAAAAAGAGAATGTCATTCTATAACTAGATTTCAGTCTCCATGGATCCTGGATAATCTTATTAAGTTCAACGGGGAAACTAGCATCAAACTGCGGACCCGAGTATGATGCTGTATTGTTTGTATCAAGCCATATTTTATAGTTCTTCTTTACAGGGAGTGCAGAGATTTCTACCTTTTCAACTTCTCGTTGGTTTCGTGGATCATTCATCGCTAATATAATATACCAGAATATATTATCTTATCTTGCTTATGCGAAGTTCATTGCCAATTCAGCAGAAGCTGGTTTTGAGGCCTCAATGCCACCCTTCAAGGCACCGACAACGTTCTGCGTTTTCTGAACAACGTCGCCTCCTTTACGTGCACCACTTCTAACTGCTGATGCTGTGGATCCGCCTACCTTTGCTAGTGCACCTCCGGCCATTAATGGTATGGCTAATTCAGGAGCAACGACTGCTGCTAAAGGCGCTAATGATTGAGCGACACCTCCAACTTTGGTTAGAGTATTACCGGCCTTGCGAAGGCCTACATCAGCAGCGCCTCCCTTAGAGAAAAACTTTTTGGTATCACTTCCTAGTTTTTTGAAGAATCCTTTAACTGTTGGCATTATAATATCAGTCCAGATATTATTTATTCATCGTTGATAATCACTTCATCCCAATTGATGAAAATACGTTGGGTGGTTGAATCAATGAAAATGAAGCTATGGGCTTCTTTGTATGCTAGTCCTAAAATCTCCTTATAGATTTTATCATCTATCTCCACTTGTTCTTCAAAGATGGTTGCCATCTCGCCTTTCTGGATTTTGAAAATGAATAGGGAGGTGAGACCTTGGCGGACTTGTCGCGGGATGGACTTGTAGGTCTGGCACGCCATCCAGATTGAGAGCCCCGCATGGCGCCTGTTATTTACCATGTGGAGAAGTAATTTTTCAGATTCGCCTTTAAGGTCTTTTTGAACATCGTCTAAAACAACGAGAGTCCTAAACCCTTGGCTTGCATTTTCTTCGGCGACCCCGTAAGCCTCGGCAAGATTCTCATAGTTGAGTTGGTCGTAGATTTGTTCGTCGGGCAATACAGACCAGAAGTCATTCTTAATAGAGGCACGTGAGTTGGGAGGACAAAAGAGGATGATGCTATGATAAACATTCTTAAACATTTTGGGAGACTTCAACAGCGATATCAATAGTGTACTTTTACCCGATCCTGCACGGCCGAGGAAGAGCGAGAAGTTCGCCTTATTCATAAGCTTGCCAATTTCGTAATTATCCAGTTTATCATGTAGTTTTCCATCAACCACAAATGATGGCTTGTGGAGCGGAGGTGCTTCGTTGTGCTTTATTGTGATGCTCATTATAAAGTATTACTAGATTTCAATTCTTCTCTAAACTTATTCATGCGTTCCTCGTTCTCTTGGAGTTGTTTCATTATTCGCTGTGTCTTGGCTGCGAGCGAGTTCATCTTTCGTAGCTTGGGTTCAGTGCTGTTTTGTTTCTTCATTTTATTCTTCATGTAATACTGTTTGTTATACTCGTGGTGATAAAGGCGTTTGCGTTCGTCCATTTATATTATCACCACAAAAGAGCCCCTGCTAGACGACCCGCTACACCCTTGTCTTTTGCGTGTCGTATTTTGTAAAGGCGACGACGCTCTTCTGCAAATGCTTTGCCTTCCTGCTTCAAGTAGGTGGGGTAGTCTCCCATGCCGAGAGCACCGATGGAGGCGATCTTCTTGGTTCCTCTAAACACGTCTAGCTTCTTTCCTGCGGCGGCCGAAGGCCGCACACTGACTCCGAGCTTTTTTGCTTGGGCTTCCGTATATGGCTGTATTTTGTATGTCATAATATATTATGTACGGACATTTTTTGATTTTCAGTGTGTGTTAAACAGGCTATTGATGGTTAAACTACTGTAGAATGGTTGTGTAGTGGTTAAGCGAACAATAAAAATATTTTTATTGATGGTTAAACCAGTCAGGAGAGAGTATTTAGTAGTTAAACTATCAATATGCTGTTTAATACCACAATAAACGCGGGTTATTGTGGAAATCGTAGGGGGGGGTATGCCGTTTAGATAAAAGCGGTAACCTGTTTAGATTCGTAATCAATTTGTAGCACGACATCCGAGTAGCCCCATGATTGACATGCGATGGTACCAGTGGTGGCAGCAACCAAGTTCAAGTTCAAAAAAGGAGGAGCGGCACGGGTATTGACACCCTGGAAAAGAATGCCTGACGACTTCTCCAAGTCATAACCGTAGTAAGCACTGCTGGGGAAAGACGTGAGGACCTGGGCGCCGTTATCAGAGCCAACAGGGGCAGCACGAGAGTTGGCAGTAGGGAGAACAACGTATGTATCACTTCCAGCAGGAACCGCTGCGATACCAGCAATAGTGTTGTACATCTCACGTCCGACAACTGTTCCAAATGTTTTGGGGATGGATCCTCCGAGTGCAGCAATCAAGCCGGCATATCCTTCTGCCGGTCTTTGCAAATCGTTGTGCGGATAATTTGGGTAGTAGCTGCCGCCGACCTGTAATTGTCGGAGGTTAAGACCCGGGTTGATCGCATCAAAATAACCATTAGGGGTTAAGGTCGTATTTGTCAAACCAAACTGATGATAGACGGACTTCACCGAACTATTACGGATTTGCAGCAGTAGCTGCTGGGCCCCCTGGGCCCCTGTGGGGATGGTAACCGCCGAGTTGGTGTAAGTGGATGACTTGATGAACCACTTGCCGTCTTGGAGAGTCTGTCTCAACATTTGCGCGGCTACGTCGCCTACGTCTATGTATTTGCAATTAAGCCTAAACTCGCTTAATGTGGGGGCCGCAGACAAAACGATGTTGGTTGCCACTGCGGTGTTGTAGCAAACAATGGGGGTGATTGCGGCAGTGGTCATAACCAACTGCATGTTATTTACCGAGCCGATGGGGAAAAACTTATCCGTGTTCAAACCAATGACCGAGATAAGAGGGATACAGAAATTGTATCTAAACGACGTAGCAGTTGTGCCGAGGTCTATGCCGTTGGCACTATTCACATCCGCGCCCATGCAGTTTCCGATACCACCTTGTCTCTCGGAAAGAGAGACGGTGTTCTGTAAAAGGTAATTGGCAAGCAGACCATACTGGTTGATGGTTTCAATGGGAGTGTTGTTAGAGTAAAGGGTGAGCGCATCAAACCATGAGGAAGCGGATCCGAGCAACTTGGTAACACCCGCGGTGGCAGACAAAGCAGTAGAGGCAGTGTAAGTCAGGGTGAATGACAGGGTGGTGTCGGCACAATTCATAAACACACTATCGGACATGCCGGAGGGGATGGTGAATGAAACGTTCTGGGAAGAGAAGGGAGCCTGGGAGGCAACGGCGGCAGTGTGAGAAATACTGGTTAAGGACCCAGCAACTTGGGTGATTCCATCGGGAGCAATATTTACACTGTAGGCACGTGCACTATCAGACATGCTGGGAGGCAAATCAAACTTGAGGGAAGCAGGGAGGCCCATGGCGGATTGAGGAAACATAGAAGCAGACATCGTATAAAATACAAAAACATTTTATTTTTTGTATTTTTCAAAGAAGTTGGCGATTGCCTAAAACTCCTGAAAAGCTGGACGCCTTTGGTACCTCTAAATAATCCATATCAATTTGGAGGGTCATGAACCAATCCACGCCGTTGAAGTTGATCACTCGGTTTTGGTCGTCCGTAACTCTTATTGTGAAAGCCGTGATGTTTCGGTCTTGGATCAGAAACTTGTTCTGGCTTTGATTCACATAATTGATTATGGAGTTTTGTCCGGCATTGTTTTGGAGTGGCAAGAATATATCGCTAGAATCATCGCTGGTTGAATAGCATCCGAAGTTGAAAAAATTGCTTCTAAAATTAATACGGGGTAATGGTATGAAATTGACCACGTTCGGCATTGTAAGCGAAAGGGCCGTGCTCGTAAGGTTGCTCGTTCCTAAACCCATTACTAAGTTGATGGTAGAGGCATTGGATGATGCGTTGATTGTGAAATCCGTTGTGGTGTGTGTCATCGTAATTTTTGTTGTCGCTGGGTTGTAGGTTATCGCATATCCTGCTGGTATGATTGCTAACAACATGGTAATAAATGTATTCACGTTGTAGTTGCCTCGCGTCAGCGCATATGTTATTCCATTCAGCACAAATTGGCTGTTGGTATAGTTCACTATGTAGAATGAGTTTGGTACCTCTGCATGAACCACCGAGAAATAGGCGTTCTGGATATGGTCTAAATGAAATGTGAGATCAGGCAACTGTACCTGTATCTGCGAGCAGAACGCTCCATTCATTCTTCCTGTTGTAGAGGATATGTTGAAAAGCCTGGACTTGGTCTTTATCATTACTTATAATAGCGTGCTATTTTTAAGCACCACAACTATCACAGATGATTCCGGTTTCTACTAAACCTTCATAGATTACTTTTATAGTGCTCTCCTCCTCTACTACAAATGGAGCGGGACATTCCGAAACATATGGTTTTGTTTCTCCAGTAATCGGATCCACCTCAACAAAAATATTTTCAGCGGGGGTGATTATTTTTGCCGGGTCATCTTGCAGTGCCAACGGCGAGAACGGCTTCAAAAACTTAATTGCTTCTGCTAGCTCTTGTTGCTCGTCTTGCTTCTCATACAATATCTCATTTACTATCTCTTCATTGCCATGTTTGATACCCGCAGCCAACATCGCTAAATCTTCGGGGAGTCCGATTTTCATCAAGTTCTTGATTTCGTTTTTTGTTTTACTGTCCATTATAATTTCATTATAGATTTTAATTTCCTGGATTTATTTTCTTTGGATAGTTTATAAATGGAGCCTATTAAAAAAACCGCCATCGTGAAGAAAGTGCTAAAAGTGAAAGCCATGCCGGATGGCCCACCCCCCGTGGATCCACCTTCTGAAACTCCCCCGGTTGATAATGAAATACAAGCTGTGAAGAAACGGGGTGGAGACCCAGCCAATCTAGCGAAAGGCCGAGAAGCCCTTGCAGCCAAGTGGGCCAAGACCCGCGAGGACAAACAGCGAGCTGTGGATGAAGCCGTGGCAAAGCGTGTAGAGCAAGAAATGAAAAAGAAGGAAAAGCTTGCCAAGGACTTCGGTTTAGTAGAAGACGAAGAGTCAGAGGAAGAAGTGGTCGTTGTGAAGAAAGCGAAGAAGGCAGTCGCTGTCGCTCCTGCTCCCAAGCCAAAGAAAAAGGTTGTCAGGTATGTAGAGCAAAGCGAAGAGGAAAGCGAGGAAGAGGAGATTGTCTATGTGCCGAAGAAGAAGACCCGAGCCCCTGCTCCCGTCATGACGCCTCGTCCCCAGATTATCTTCTATTAGTTGTAGTTGTGTCGCACGACACAAACTAAACACTTTTGAAAAGGCGTGCCTTTTCTACAACAGATTTTAAAAAGCATTTGGATTTTAAAATCTTGGGATATCTTATAATGCCTCCGAAAAAGAAGCCAGTGAAAAAGCCTGTAAAAAAAATGAAACAAAAACAGAGTGTAAAACAAAGTGTGCGCGTGAATGTCCAGAGCAGTGGTGGCTCGGGTGGCGGTGGATCATCCGGACCCCTGCCAATGCAGTTTAGAGATACATCCGGTGAGAATCAACGTCTATTCAGTTTAGTAGAACAGATTGCTCGTATTCGCAACCCAGCACAAGTTGCTGCTCCCGCACCGGTTCAGGTTCCGTATCAAGTTCCCGTGCCCCTTCAAGAACCCATGAAATATGAACCACAAAATGACGCTGAAACTGTAAGTGGTGTATTCAATCGTCCCATTTATTATGATGAGCCCGTGAAGCTAGGACCCGAGAGCGGGGGAGAAGACATTCCTGTAAGACAACGCCAACCTAGAAGCGAAGCCGAGAAACAGCGCCGACGAGAACTGGATGCCGCTCGTAAGATTGCTCGTGAAGAAGAACTCCGAGCCAGAATACTCCGAGAGTCACAGACACCCGTTGCCGTTGAAGTAGAACCCGCAGAATCTTTTATGATTGGCAAAATGGGAGGCTCGGCTAGTCGTCGTTAGTCGGTCTTCACATATTTTAAAAGCTGAACCGGGCTGTTGCCCATTGCAGTCGCTGTATCTGCGAGCTCTTTCAGTTTCACATCTCCGAACTTGCTTGTAGCATAAATATGCCGAAGCATTGATGTGCCTATTTTTTTATCAAACACCGTGTTTAGACGATGTGTGATTTGCGATGGAGTCAGTGCTCCGCCCTTGTTATCAAAGAGTAAATGCTCTTCATCGGCCGGTAGTACACTAATCCATTTTTTCAGTATGGCTAGTAATGGCTTCGGTACTTCCGTGATCTGTTGTCCCTTCTGTGCTCCTGTCTTGTACTTGTTGAATACGAACCGCTTCCCTTTCATATCCAGGTAGTTATCTTCGCTCGCATCATAGTTGCGGATTTTCATAACCCAATCCAGTGATCGCCTCGGCGGTTGGTAGATGCCACCTGTCAGAGCTAGGATAATAAAGTTCTGCACTTTTTGTAGGTCGGCCATGGTAAGAGCCGTTTCCTTTTTATAGACGTGCTTGGCTTCGGTTTCCAATCGTTTGAGAATCGTCTCCACTTCTGCGAATGGTATCATGTTCTCTGCGAACTTGCCATCCTTCTGTTGTAGCATCTGCTCGTCGTTGTATTTGCCGATATCATCCATCATCTGTGTTGAATAATGTTTATTGCCTGTGAGCACCACGAGTGCTGCCAACGTGGTCTTCCTCTTCGCATACGGGATGTCTTTCAGGTGGTCCAGCATGTGCTTTTCATTGTTGAGCTTCTCTACGTCTATCTCGTCATCATCCGGGTAGCACTTTCTGTAAAGGTTGGTGAGGATGGACTTGTAGGTGCGGAGTGAGCCGTCGGATAAATTGGGGCGTTTCTTTTTCAGTACTTCTGCGAGATCCATGGTTGTATAAATCAGTATGAGATATTAATTTCATATTGATTGTTTAATTCATTATTTCTTTAAAACTTCTAATGCTTTTTCCGGAGTTATTCCTAAATCTATGAAGGCATCTAGAACATCGCCTTTCTTCATCTTCAACAGTTGCGAATTGGTAAAAAGTTTTCCTTGCTTTAATTTTACATAATCGCGATAAATACCACGCAACCGGTTTGCATTAAAGTCTTCACCCTTTACACCTAAATTGCTAGCGTAAGAATAAGCAGACGCTCTACGAACTGGGTCGCCCTTCTTTCGTGCGAATAAATCAACGGGTTGTTTTGGCTTCATTTCTATTTTCAATCCGGTTTTCTTTTCACTAACAGTAGGCAGTGCCTCCTCCATAGGCTGTATAATAACTTCTGGTAGTTTTTGCTTGGGTTTTATTGACTTACCCATTTTTGCCGCGTTCCAGTCAGCTAAAAAATCCGGCTTATCACTTCCGAAGAATGACGTGACATTATTTTGTTTTCCCCATGATTTCAAAAACTCATGATATTTTGTTGGCATTATATTATGAGTTGTGATTTTATTTTTTATAGTGCTTTTTCCGTTCTAACATTATTCTGCGAAGCTTGCGAAAAAAAACGTTGGGGTGCATTATACTATAACCTCGGGGTTTTTTTCGGCTTTGAGTCGGTGGTATCTCTTCTTCGCATACTCCCGCTGGTAATTATTCCAGCTCTCGCGCTTCTCTTCTGCTGTGGTGTAAGCTTGTCTCGTGTTGAGTGTGGCCTTATATTCCCTTAACCAGTGTTGCTCTCGGATGCACGCTTCCGTGGGTGTTTCGCACTCGTATAACTCTATCGGCACCATCATGTTCTTTTGCCACCCTCCCGCCTCTCTTATGGCCTGGTAGATAATAAGCGGGTTCTCCTTTTTCGTCTGGCACTTGTGCTGGTACTTGCGGTTCTTGAAGTCTTTTGTGGAGCCAATGTAAATCTGCTCGCCAACTTGGATCTTGTAAATAGTGTATTCTGGCATGGTAGTTTCTATATATTGGGATGCGACAATAAATTGCCTAAACCTACGCGAATATCTTTTTCACGAAACATTCAATACAAATCATAGAATCCTTTTCACACAGGATGTCTTCCCAATCAACCAATTCTAAACATTCCGCACAGCATATCTGGTCGTCCATTATAATATGGATTGAGATTCTTCTATGCCGTTGTCTTTTCTCCACGCTGCGCGCCTCTCCTCCACCTTTTGTAAATCCAATTCTATTTTTCGCCTACGAGCTTCTAGGGCGGTCATCTTTTTCCGGGGCTTTTTTGGTGCGATCACTTTCGGGGCGACAATGGCTTCTGGTACGTCGCTTCGCTCCGGTTTCAAATACTTTTTATCCTTTACCACGTAAGCGCGTTTCTTGGCTTTCGGTGGTCCGTGTTCTTGGTGGTAATCTTCAAGCCATGCATTGAATGATATTTTCAGCTTTTCTTCTGCGGGTAATTTTGAGTAGGCGTCCATCATTGTATAATATCTCATATGAAAAGTATATCCCAGTCTGCCGATTCAGAATAGGGTATCCCAGTCTGCCGTTTCCCAGTCATCCCTCCATGACTGAATAGACATATGATGTGGCATATTGTTCAATATGAAATCGGGTGTGGCCCTGTAGAGCTGGACATCGTATTTGTCATTGAGAAAATTAATTGCTGCTAAATAGGATCGCTTGTAATAGACCTCGGCCATGGCACTTGTAAAGAAGTAGATGTAATTATCGTTGGGTGCAACACAGCGTTCGTAGATCTGATTCCATATTGTGTCTAGCTCCGCCTGGGCTTTGAAGATGGGGCTATCTAAAAACATTTGAATTAATATAATATAATCGTTTATATTATTTTAAAGGGAAATAGGTGGCTGACCACTAGCTGACGACTGACTACTGACTACCTGTTTTCAAGTCGGAAGCCAAAAACACATAAAAAAAAAAGATTTTGGGGGGATTTCCCCCCTTTTTCCAAAATCCATCTTTTTTTTTCATTTTCAGCCATGAAAAATGAAATCTAGTGGTCAGGTGGTCAGGTGGTCAGGATGATGTATGTTTTATTACAATTATTATAATAATAAGACTATAAATAGAGTGATTTATTATAAAAAATATAATAAAACAGGCTGACCACTAGCTGACCACTAGCTGACCACTAGCTGACCACCTGGATGTCATTATCTGATAATCCCTTATAAAAGGCATCCCATGCCAAAGTGTGCCTTCATCTTGGGGATATCAAATCGTCTGATTTTCCCCTTTTCACCATGAACTGAATCACCAACGCCGCTTATTTTCAGGTTCTTTAATTTCATGCCAAATGAAATAATACTGCACTCAAATTGTATTCCAGAATCCGACTTGAAACTATTAAATGCCTGGTATTGTTCCATCCCTGATTGATCAACGTATGCCAGGTTAGAATGTTGAACAACAAACTCTCGTAACCACAACTCAACCGGAGATGTCTGGGCTTCCTTGATATCACGATGATACTCTGTCTCTGGCATCTGTACCTTTGAAAACTTGTCGGCGCCAGGCAACGTCTTGAAATATTCATAGACGGATCGGACAGCGTCGTTATCATCCAACATGGCATACATCTTATCAAAATATTCGCGGTTTCCAATAAGCTCATCACTTGCACGAACAATCAGTTTTCGGCGGTCGTCTTTGCTTGTTCTTACTGGGTCTTCATTATTGGTGGTTATAAAGAAGCGATGATAAGATGCGATTTCATAAGGTATGATACCCTTCTCATTGATTGTTATTCGTGGCTCTGTAATAAGGCCTTTGATGTATCCATCGGCACCTTCGCCTTCCTTCTTTGATAGCTCATCCAGATTTACCAAAAACGCGTTTTTCATTTGTCCATTGAAATTACCCCATACATTCTGACTCGGCTTTGTACTCTGTAAAATCTTTTCACTTCCGAGCAT